TTTACTCGATTCTATTGCGATACAACAGCAAGTAGATTTTAGCGAGGTCGGCGCGGTGATCGCTTACGACGGCGCGGACGCGTATACGCTACCCGTTAAAGAGTGGCGCAAAAAATACCCGTTTGAGATCAAACATATACACGCAAAAAAGGGCGGTGTTTCGGCAACACGGAATGCCGCCCTTGATGCGTCAACGGCTGACTATGTCATGTTCTGCGATGCAGATGATATGTTCTGCCATGCGTGTGGGCTGTATATCATCATGCAAGAGATTAAGACGGGCTTCGACACGTTGACAAGTTGCTTTATCGAACAGACGAAAACGCCAGACGGGCTTTTCACGTTCATTAATCATGATATGGACTCTACATTCGTGCATGGTAAGGTGCATAGGCGCGAATATCTGATAGAGAAAAATATCAGATTTAACCCCGCTTTAACGATTCACGAGGATAGTTATTTTAATATTCTGGCGCAGAATCTGACCGAAAACGCGAAGTATTGCCCGACACCGTTCTACTTGTGGCGTTGGCGCGATGATTCGGTTTGTAGGCACGACAAAGACTATATATTAAAAACCTATAATAATATGCTCGATTCAAATGACGCATTAGTCGAGCAATTCATTGAGCGCGGGCATGAGGATAAAGCGTGTTTTTATATCGGGTTCATGATTATGGACGCGTACTATACCATGAATAAAAAGGAATGGACGGATAAAACCAACAAAGGCTATCGCGACGCGGTAGAAAAGCGGTTTTCACGGTACTATGCGAAGTATAAAGCGCGGTTTAATAGTCTGTCAGATCAAGAGAGAATGATTATATCAAACGGGGTGCGCTCGCGGTCAGTAGGCGAGGGCATGACAATGGAGATTCTGACTATTGGTGAATGGTTAGAACACATATCAAAACTAGAGAGGTGAGAACATGAACAACAGGACTTATGACATCTTGAAATACATCGCGCAGATCGTTCTGCCCGCGCTTGCTGCGCTGTGGCTGACGCTTGCGAAGATATGGGGATTGCCGCTCGGGCCGGAGATCGGGGCGACGATCTCGGCGATCGATTTGTTCCTGGGCGCGCTTTTAAAGGTCAGCTCTGACAAGTATTCAGCGTCGACCATCGAGCGCGATGACGACGATCGGAGGTAATCATGGCATACACATACATCCCAGCGAGCGGGTACAGTTACGGCGGAACGCGAAACCGGTCAGTAGTTGAGTTTATTGTCATTCACTACACAGCCGGGAAAGGCGACACCGCGAGGAACGAGGCAAACTACTTCCGATACGGCAACCAGCGATACGCAGGAGCGCATTTCTTCGTTGACCAGCACGGTGACGTGATCCAGTCGGTCAGGATGAACCGCACAGCGTGGTCGGTCGGCGGCGCGATCTGGACAGAAGAGGCCAGAATGGGCGGCGCGAGTCTTTACAACGTCGCAACGAACTTTAATTCTGTTTCGATCGAGCTCTGCGATCTCGTAAACAAAGCTCCGTCCGATGCGATGATCAGAGCGACACGCAAGCTCGTCGAGTACATACAGAAAAAATGCCCGAACGCGAAAACGATCATAAGGCACTGGGACGTGACCGGCAAACCGTGCCCGGCAACAATGACCGGGACGGATAACAAGGCGTGGGCTGACTTCCGCAAAGCGATCAAGGGCGAGGTCAGCTACAAGGTCAAGATCAACCGTAAAAAGATACACGTCAGAGCAAAGCCGACTAAAAAATCAGCGCACGTGATGTACGTGTATAAAGACGGCATTTTTACGATCGTTCGTAAAAACTCGACAGGGAAATGGGGAAAACTGAAGTCAGGAGCGGGATGGATTTATCTCCCGTACACAAAGAAGGTCAAGTAAATGATAAGCAAGATCATCATAGCAATTTTAGCATCGAACGCGGCGTTCGCGTTTGTGCAGTTTCTAATCACCAGACACGACACAAAGAAGAGCATGGACAGCAAGCTCAGGACGCTCGAGAGGGACGGACTCCGCACTCAGCTCTTGTTACTGATCCTGATTTGTCCACGCGAACAGCAGGAGATCATGACGATCGCAGAGCACTATTTCAGCAAACCGCCGAAGGGGCTGGACGGCGACTGGTACATGACCTCGATCTTCAATAAATGGTTATTGAACGCCGACATCGCAAAGCCTGAGTGGTTCGACAGCGACAAATAATTAAGACCGGCAAGCATCACAACTTGTCGGCCTATTCCTCGGACGCTTGGCGGCGTAGCCGGGGATTGTACTCCTTTTTCATAGGGCGGGGTCTTTTTGTGGTGTTTTTCAGCCCCGCCCTGCGGGGCATTTTCGGGGCAAAATACACCTACAGAGTGTTAGGTTCTGTTAGTGCAAGTACCGAAAATGCGCGATTCTGTTAGATTCTGTTGCTTTTTCAATGCACACCATCCGCATTAAATGAACCCCGAGAAGTGGCGTTTTTTCGCTATTCCTCGGGGTTTTCTTTTATTTTTCGGGGCAATTTCGGGGCAATCTTCACTAAAATGGTTTTTAACCGATCAGATTCACGGCTCTGATCGCGTCGTCCTCGGCCTGTTTTCTCTTCTTCGTGACGTGGATGTATATCTCCCTTGTGATCTTGCTATCCGCGTGCCCGAGCCTCCGACTGATCAGGTCGACCGTGATCTTCGGGTTGTCGATCGACTGCTCCGCCATGAGCGACGCATGCGTGTGTCGTAAGGTGTGCGGGGTGACTTTCCGACCGAGCACGCTCTTTGACGTGCGCTCGAGGTATATCCTGTACGCGTCATAGCTTGCGTACGCGCCGTCAGGCTCGAAAAATAACAGAGGGGCTACAATCCCTAACGTATGCCGCCAGAACTTGTTACGCGAGCGTATAGAGCGTGTCAGGCGGTACAGATCGTCCTGCATTGACACCGAGCGCGTCGAGGACGTGGTCTTTGTCGTTCCTGTCATCCCCGATCGGGTGTTCAAGGTCTTGTTAACGATGATCTGGCGGTTCTGTAAGTCGGACTCATTCAGCGCGAGAGCCTCGCCGATACGCAGTCCCGAGAGGATCAGAAACTCCGTCAGGTCGCGCCATCGTTCTTCTGTCATCGCGTCGAGCAGCTTCTTGCACTCTTCCTGTTCGAGAAACTTGTCCTGTATCTTCTCGCGGTGCGTCTTGTCATGCATCTTTGTCAATTTGTCGAGCCAGTCCACGCGCTCGACGTAGTCGTTCGCATATCCCCAGCGCATGAGAGCCTTAAACCGTGTAATATATTCGTTTACGGTGGTCGGTTTTTGTGTGTGTGCCAGAAACCGCTGTTTGACGATCCCGGCGGTGAGCTTGTTCACGTCGCAGCTCTCGCCGAAAAGCTTCAGAAACCTCTTGCAGGCGTACTCGTTCCGCTCGGCGGTTGACGCCTTGACGGTGGCCTTCTGATCGGCGATATACAAGGAGGTGAGGGTCTTGAGGGTCGTCCCTTCCGGGGCGTACGACATCTTTCGGAGGATGATCGCGTCGATCTCTTTTCCGGCCTTGTTCCGTTGCTGGGGCGTGTCCTTTTCCATTGTGACGCTGACCTTGTGCCTGATTCCGGTCAGGGGGTCTTTGTAGTAGGCGAACGCCCTCGGCTTCTTTCCTGTCTTTTCTATCCACATATCAATCCTCCTGGTATTTTTCTGCCTCGAGCATCATTGAAGCACGTTCCTCTAATCTCGCGCGATCTACCGCATCCAGTTTGTCCACAATCTTTATCAATGACTTGAATTGCTCGTAGTAGTCTATCATTCTTAGAATTTGACGATCTTCAGCATCGCCGATCAGCATACTCTTCGGTATTTTGAAGTATTTTGATATTCTCTCGATCGCACCTATACGAGGGTATGCGGTCTCACTTTCCCATGTGGACACCGCCTTGTCTGAAACTCCCGCAATTTTGCCGAAGTCAGTCTGCGTCATTCCGTGTGATTCTCTCAATTGTCTGATGTTTTCACCTATCCCCATATCGCACCTCCATGCATGGGATTATACATTAAAATTAGAAACTGAACAACAAATAATTGCAATTATTCTAAAAAATCTAGCATATGTGCTTGACACTCTATTTTAAATAGAGTAAGATAAACATGTCGAAAGAAACACAAAGCTTTGGAAGGAGGGTAAAATGCAGATAACCATGAAACAGGCTCGGATTGGCGCGAACATGACACAGGCGGTCGTCGCTGATAAAATGGGCGTTCATCCGACCACGTATTTACGAATGGAAAAGCATCCTGAAGACCTGACAATCAAACAGGCTTTTCTGTTCTCTAAAATCGTTGGAGTCAAATTCGACGACATTCTTTTTGCGGAGAACTCTAATTAAATTAGAGTCAGGAAGGAGGACGGATGAGAGAAAACTCAATCGAATGGATCACAGGCGAAGACACGGCGACGGTCACACTCTCACAGCTCAAATTCATTAACCTCGTCATGAAATTGGCTGAAGCTGATCCTGAAGCAGTCGAGATCATCGAGACACCAGAACATAACGACGGTTATTTGGTCGCGCACATAGGAGTTAATCGAGTGAAATTCAGCACGAGACCTAGACTAACCGACGAAGCGAGGGAATGTTTGGCTGAACGTGCAAAACGGAATTTCGGGCAAAAAACGTAATGAAAATAACACTAGAAAGGAGAAACCCCATGACACTCATCGACAACATTTTCTTATCAATCGCCGCCTTCACGGATGTCAATTAATATGCAACATTAAGTTATCATCCCGGCCCTTTGATACGACCGTCTGAACCTTACTAAAAACACAAGCACAACGAAAGGATAGTACTTCGTGTAGTAGTAAATCTTTATTAGTCGTATCAATTATCAGGCGGTCATA